ACGGCATATCGTTTGACCCGTGGAGAGTTTGGTAGGAGAGAAAGAATCAAAAGGAAAATCAAATTAGAGGATTGTGACTTAAAAAATCCTGCACAACACATGGTTAATTGTTTCCAATTGATTTATGGCAATGATGTTTTACTCCATTCCCAAGGAATACCAAACAATTATGCCCTAGACATAATAGACTTGTTCTGCAACGAGAACGATTGGGGTATTGCAGGGTGCGCTAGTAGTGGAAAAACCTTTTCGGTTGCGGCTTGTATCGTGATTGATTGGCTGTGCGCCCCAGATTGTACTTCAACTTACGTTGCTTCTACCTCTTTGGATGCTTCTGAAGACCGATTGTGGGGTAAGGTATGTACCCTTTATCGTATCGCAATGCGTAATTTACAGGCTAAATACGGCAAAGATACTTCTATTGGAAACCTTGTAGAGTACCGCAGGATGATTGTTTTTGAGTCAATTGATACCCGTGATGCTGAAAGAGACTACACAAATGCTATAAAAGCCTTGGCTTTTCCCCGTGGAGGCGAGGGCAAGCGGTCAGTAGAGAACACAAGGGGTCGTAAGAACGCTAGGATGCGTCTATTTCTTGATGAGTTGGCTGAAATGGATCTATATGCCCTTGATACTCGCGTGAACCTTGGAGCCAATCCTGACTTCATATTTGGAGGTATGGCAAATCCTTCCAATACTTCCAACAATCCCCATACAGAGTTGTGCCAGCCAGACGATCCTATGGAATGGGATGCTGTAAACCGATATACCCATAAATGGAAAACCCGAACAGGGGTTGCCTTACACCTTTCTGGAGAAGAAAGCCCTAATTTTAAGTTACCAGATGCCGAAATACCTCCATTTGATAGGTTTCTTACAATCCAAGGAGAGGCGGCTACCCTAAAGCGGTGTTATGGCAATAAGAATGCCCTAGAATACTGGCGAAATGTGTATGGTTGGTGGCCCGATTCCTCTGTAGAACTCACAATTTTCTCAAAACAGTTCATCCAAGCCTGTGATATTGCTTGGGAACCTACTTGGAGCGATAGAACCAAGGTTGTTTGCGGCTTTGACCCTGCTTTTACTGCTGGTGGAGATAGATGTGCCGCTACATTTTGCCGATATGGGCCGAATGATACTGGTAGAAGGGTTGGTTTTTACCTTGGCACAAGAGAATATAGCTCATCTGTGGGCGATGTTTTTGAAGAAAGCATTGCAATGCAGTTGGTTAAGGATTGTTTAGAGTATGGAGTCCACCCAAGAGACTTTGGATTGGATATATCTGGTGATGGCGGCAAGATGATGAGGGCAATCATCATCGAATGGAGTAAATTCCATCCAGAGGCTATGTTTGTATTCCCTATCTCTTCTATGGGAATGCCGACTGAACGAAAAATCAGCAATATTGATAAACGTACTTGCAAGGAAGCCTATGATCGTTTGGTTACGGAGTACTGGTTTGCAGTCCATACGGCTATGTCAACAAGAAGTTTAGTTGGCATTGATGTGGAAAAACACAGCTTAATGGTAAACGAACTTTGCAGTAGGCTTTATACACATAAGGGCAGGAAGGTTGCCGTTGAAAAGAAGCTGGATATGAAACAGCGTATCAAGAAGTCACCCGATTTGGCTGACTCTTTAACCTATGCCGTCCAGATGCTCCGCAAGGCGGGACTAGAGTTTACTTTTGAGGAAGAAACGGAATCCTTGGATATTCTAGAGATCCGTGATTGGGAGGAGAAATTGGTTTATGCTGAAAAAGGTGTGGGGAATGAAGTAGAGGATGAACAAGATTGGGGGTATGGCGGTAGCGGTGTTGATCCCGATGGATTTTGATGCTTGACAGATTTTACGACTCATGGCATTTTCATCGCATCTGAATGATTGCGCCATTCTGATCCCATAATTTTCCTCAAAGAAACAAAGGGCCGTCGAGTGGCGCATCACTTGGCGGCCCTTGCCCGTTACAGCAAGTGAGGATGGGCGTGTATTCGTACCACGCGATCCAACAACAACGGCTTTGGAGAATCAAAACTCCTTACCCGATGAGAGAGAAGGGAAACACCCTGCATCTATTTTGGGGTGCAGTAGTTTCTTTTCTTTTCTGACAGGCTTTCCCATATGTCTATGGGGGGATGAGGGGGGGATTTGCTTTACTCTTTTCTGTTTCTTTGCCGCTAAAGATTGACCTGTTAATAAAACACAAGCATACTTTTAACAATATGGCTAGGTTCAGCACACAAGATTTCCGAAACGGTTCAATGATTCCTTCTGTCCTTCACAAAAGGACTGATTCATCTGTTTCTAGCCTTATAAAAAGTACACATTCTGGTATAGCACCAAACCATACCTCTGGTGAGTTATACAAAAGGAAGCCACAATTTGTGATGTGTCCTCCAAAATATCTTTCTACACGCATACCCAACAATGTTTTCATGCGTAGCCAAAAGGTTGATACCGAAAGGGCAATCCGTCAGTATGATAGGATCAAAAGATTGATGACGGCACTCGATGTGGCTGTTTTGGAAATACCTCCAATCAAAGGCGCACAAGATCAACACTATACTGCCAACATTGGAATATCGCTTAATCCTTTTATAGTTCTTGCAAAGATGAGTGCCGCAGGAAGAACTATAGAAGAAGCTCCTGCCAAGAAGTTTTTCGAGAGCAGAGGATATACAGTTGTTCAACCTCCCCATGCTTTTGAAGGAGAGGCTGATCTTAAAAAATGGAAAGATGGTGTTTATTTTGGTGGTCATGGAAAGTTCTCTGATTGGAAAGCCCATGAATGGATTTCCAAAAAAGCAGGGGTTGAGATTATCCCTATCCGTGAAATTTCAGACTCCCTATATCACCTTGACTGTTCTCTTTTTGTGATTGATGAAAAAAACTTCATGGTATGCAGGGGTGGCATGGACAAGGAATCGTTCAAGCGTCTTGAGAAAGTAGCCAACATTATTGAGGTTCCAAATGATGTTATGTCCACGGGTGCTACAAATTGTGTTAAAATTCCCGGTAACAAGAAAATTATCCTTTCTGGCATGTTTTTCCCAGAGGAAAAGAAGTATCAAAAAAGCATGGAATGGATGTTGACCACAATGGATAAACTAGGTTATTCCATTGTTTTCTGTGACATTGATGAAGCAGATAAATCTGGTGCAGACATATCCTGTACAGTCATGCATTTAGATTTCTAAAAATGAAACCTTTCAAAATCATCGGAGGCTTTATAGCCTATCTGATGGGATGTTGCCCTTTTTGCTGGAATGAATTAAGGGCTTGCAATACCCAACCATGCATCGTATGCAACGTAGCGGGTCACTTCCGTCCTCCTCGGATTTGGAATAGATTCATCAAAGCAACAACGTAATCACCAATACTATGCCAACCAAAAAAAGCGGTATCCATATCAAGGAAAGTCACAAGGGTCGTTTCACCGCGATCAAGAAAAAGACAGGCAAAACCACAGCCGAGCTAAAGCATTCCAAGTCTCCTGCTGTGCGAAAGATGGCAACCTTTGCCGCCAATGCCGCAAAGTGGAAGCACACAGGCCATAAGAGCAAGTAATGAAATCAGCAACCACGCAATCTACAAAACCCAATGCCACTCTTCGTCCTGCTAGAGTTTCTTACGGCTCCATTCAAAAGCCAAAAACAAAAACCAAACGTAAAGCTAGGAAACTTTAATATGAATCCAGAGCAAGATGCTTTTGATATTTGGTCTAAAGCGGGAACTGCTGGAATGAATAAATACCTTGCTGGTAGCAGGGAACACAAAACCCAATTCTGGACTGCTGGTGCTGGTTGGTACGCCAAGAACCTCCGTGACGAACAGCTTGACCTTATCAGCTATCTCCATCATCTTTCAGAGCGAATCAAGCTCATGCAACTTCTAGCAAATATGATGGAAGATGAAGAAGTATCTTTGAGGGATGCGGCTACCCTCTTAAAAAATCTATGCTCTGATTGCCCCCCGCAATCTTTGCCGCACCAATCACATGACTAAAAATAAACCTGTCGGGGCAGTCATTGTCTCCGATCTCCATTGTGGAAGCTCTGTTGGTTTGTGGCCTGACAACCATATCACATCAACAGGAAATAAAATTGGCCTTGGAAACAACCTTCACCAGTTATGGCTATGGCAATGCTGGAATGAAATCATCCCCAAGATCAAAGCCCATTTCAAAAACGATCCCTTTTTTTTATTTGTCAATGGTGACTGCATAGAGGGTCGCCATCACGGAACAAGCGAAATTGTAGCGGCTCTTAATTTTGACCATACGCTTGCGGCAATTGAATGCCTCAAGCCATTGTCAAAGATTGCTACCAAAACCTACATGACGGCAGGAACAGAATGCCATGTGGGAGATTGGGAAAAGATGATAGCCAAAGAAATTGGGGCTACTTGGCTTGGCGACAAGGGTCTTATTGAAATCAATGGAACCCTTATCGACATAGCCCACCATATGCCTACATCAGCTAGGGCTTACCTTGAAGCTGGTGCTATGAGCATTACTATGGGTAATGCCAGACAGAATTACTCCCGTGTTGGTCATAAGGTTCCAAAAATATATCTACGAGGCCATCGACACACAGGAGGAATATTCAACGATGGGTGTGGGATTTTCATGGTAACTCCTGCTTGGCAGATGCTTACCAGATATGCCCATAAAGTAGTTGGAGATTCTATTTGCCGTCCCGGGTTTGGAATCCTAGATTGGAGAGGTTGCGACCACGGAGAATTACCTTCAACTAAAATTATCCAATATGAACCACGCGAAACAACACCGATTAAATCCTAGCGAGGCAGAACTACGGGCTTCCCTCATGGAAGTCAAAAAACAAATATCTATACAAGAAGATGAAATCCCCTTTGGTTGGGTAAACAAAGATTACCTTCAAAAGCTCTGGCATTTAGAATCATCTCAAACAGGCAGAAATATAAGAGAAGCTATAAAAGCTGGCATCCTTCAAGAAAAGAAATTCCGTGTTTTTACAGGAAAGAAGATTTACCCAACTCCCTACTACAAATCCGTTAAATGAAACCACACGAATTTTATCTTGATATAGACTTTTGGGATGATCATTGCCTCCTTGTCTGGCCTGTCAACCAACAACAGGCAGAAGATTGGTATAAAGAAAAGTTTCCAAAGAGTGATCCAGAAGACTTTCCCCAACTTGTAGATGGCGACATGGTTTCCTATTGTGGAAACAAAAGGATTATTTTTATGCGTGAATGGGAGACAAGTGTAGAGAAAATAGCTTTTCTTTCACATGAATGCGTCCACATAGCCAATCACATCCTCCTAGACAAAGGAGTTAGGGAAAAGAAAGGCCAAGACGAAACACTCGCGTATTTCGTAGGCTACCTAATGCGCCGCTTCCTAGAGGCGATTAAGCAAATTGAAGCAATGCCCCTTGGTGATGTGCAAGCAGTTGGAGAATAGCCTTGCCGTCTTCAGTAGCGACATGACCTGTACCTTGGCATTTCCAGCAAGGCTCCCCCTGTCCATCATCATAGAAATCACGACCAGTACCTCCGCACTCGTCGCAAGTCTTCTCAAGTGGATTGAGTTTGTGTAGTATGGTATTCATACGTTCTCCCTTTTAAGGTATTTTTTATTTCTGTCAATACCTTTTTTATAAATGAATACACAAGATTCTACATACTTGGAGGCGATTGTCCTAGCCATGAAGGGCGAGGAGTATAGCCACCTCATCGCTAAATTGACCCCAGACAAGGCAATGATGCTAAAGCACTATGTACTCAACCTAGATGAAGAAACCGCTTCCAAGACCATTTATGGGCGTGTAGCATGGAGCCAGAGAGAGAATGTCCCAAAAGGCAGAGGAAGACCACGCAAGAGTTAGACTATACTCAAACTTTAATAACGATATTTCTTATTAAAGCCTAATTTTACCCTTTGGTGTAACGGTAGCACAGGGGACTTTGACTCCCCTAGTCATGGTTCAAATCCATGAGGGGTAGCTAATCCAGCATAGCTCAATGGTAGAGCGTTCGACTGTTAATCGAATGGTTGTAGGTTCAAATCCTACTGCTGGAGCCATTACCCTTCTCTATCCCAAATGTAGCATTCT